GGAACTGGGCATGAAGCAGGCCGCAGCCTTCGGCGGTGGTGCCGCCGTCGCCGCCATCGCCATCACCGCAGCCGAGGCGGGCGAGTGGCTGACCGTGATTGAGCGGCTGGCCATTTCCCCGGCGTGGCCGCTGGTGCTGGGCGTCGCCGTGCTGGCCGGTGGCTTGTGGATCGGCTACCAGCAGCGGCAGAGCAATGCCGCGTGTGAGGCGCGCGTCGAAGACCTGACCCGCGCCGTCCAGTACATGTACGCCCTGCTGGCGACGGACGACCGATACCCGCAGCTGCCGCCGTTCGAAGACTTTGCCGCCGGCAAATTCGACTTGCAGGCGCTGTTCCGGTCCCGTCGAATCCCGATCATCACAGCGCCATGAAGCGCGCGGCAAAAAAGGCATCAGCGAAGAAGGTTGCCGCCAAGAAAGCACCGACGCGCCGACCGCCGACCGCGCGCACACCGGCTCAAGCGCGCCTGATCTGCGACGCGATCGCCAGCGGAGAAACGCTGTCGTCAATCGACGGCAAGGCCGGGTTCATGACGCGCAACGCGATCATGCACTGGCTGGCCGCTGATCCCGCGTTTCGCGACCAGTACGATGCTGCCCGCATTGCCCGCGCCGATGCTCGCGCTGAGCGCATCGACAAGATCGTAGATGCGGTGCTGTACCGAAGGATGGACCCTGCTGCCGCCCGCGTGGCGATCGATGCCGAGAAGTGGCAAGCCGCCAAGGAGCAGCCGAAGCGGTACGGCGAGCGCATCGACGTGACGGCCGAGGTCAACGTGCGCCGCCTGACCGACGAGGAACTGGACGCTAAGATCGCCGAGCGCGCCGCCGCCGCCGGCCTCGCCGTCATTGGCCGCGACCGTGCAAGCGAAAGCTGAGCTGCTGGCGCTGCTGGAGGAAAAGGAGCGCCGCAAGTCACGCCGCAAGCTGTGGACGTACTACCCGGACACCGGGCCACTGCGCCGCGAGCTGTACCCGAAGCACATGGAGTTCTTTCGCGCCGGGGCCAGCTATCGCGAGCGGTGCATGATGGCTGCCAACCGCATCGGCAAGACTGAAGGCGCTGGCGGCTACGAGACCGCGCTGCACCTGACCGGCCTGTACCCGGACTGGTGGGAGGGACGCCAGTTCCCCAACCCGATCAACGGCTGGGCGGCTGGCAAGACCAACGAGACCACGCGCGACATCGTGCAGGCCAAACTGTTTGGCCCCGTCACCGGCTCGAACCCGAAGGGCGTTGCCGGTACCGGCCTGATCCCCGGCGACTGCATCGGCGCGATCACATGGAAACAGGGCGTGCAGGATCTGATCGACACCGTGCAGATCAAGCACGTCACCGGCAGATGGTCGGTGCTGGGCCTCAAGAGCTATCAGCAGGGCCGTGGCGCGTTCGAAGGCACCGAGAAGGAAGTGATCTGGCTCGATGAGGAACCAGACATCGACATCTACGGCGAGTGCCTGATCCGCACCGCGACGGTCGGCGGCATCGTCTACATGACCTTCACCCCGCTGGACGGCATGACCGAGACCGTCATGCAGTTCCGGCCAAGCGCACAGCAGATGTGGGCGCCTGATGCCTGAGATTTCCCCAAGCCGCTATCTGGTCATGGCGGGCTGGGACGATGTGCCGCATCTGGACGCCAAGACCAAGGCCGAGCTGCTCGATAGCGCGCCGCTGCACCTGCGCAAAGCGCGCTCGCAGGGCATCCCGACGATGGGCTCCGGCGCTGTGTTCCCGGTCGATGAGGCGCTGATTTCATGGCAGCCGCACGCGATCCCGGACCACTGGCCGCGCATTGCAGGCCTGGATTTCGGCTGGGATCACCCGACAGCCGCCGTCTGGTGCGCTTGGGACCGCGACTCAGACACGTTCTACGTCTACGACGCCTACCGGCAGGCGAAAGCGGCCGTCGCCATCCATGTCGACGCGCTGCAGGCGCGACCGCACTGGATACCCGTCTCGTGGCCGCCGGATGGCCTGCAGACCGAGAAGGGCACCGGCATCCAGCTGGCGCAGCAGTACCGCGACAAGGGCGTGAACCTGCTTTCCGAGTACGCCACGTTGCCCGAGACTACTACGGAGGCCGAGACGCAAGTCAGCCGCGTCAGCGTCGAGGCCGGGCTGCTTTCAATGCTGGATTACATGCAAAGCGGCCGGTTCAAGGTCGCGGCGCACCTGTTGGATTGGTGGGACGAGTTCAGGCTGTATCACCGTGAGGACGGCAAAATCGTGAAGCTGGTGGACGATCTGATGAGTGCGACGCGGTACGCCTTCGTCATGCGCCGTTTCGCCTGCGTGAAGCCTCGTCGCAACGTGATCGACTACTCGATGGACGATTGGCGCGTATGAACGCGAGCGACGGCGCCGACCGCGGGACCGTGCTGCAGTGGCGCGAGCAGTCGTATCGCCGCAACGAATGGCGCCGCGACAGCGCCCGCGCCTTCGAGTATTTCGACGGTAACCAGTTCGACCTGGAGCTGATCGAGAAGTACAAGGCTGCCGACTTGCCGCTGCTGGTCGAGAACTGCATCCGGCGCTGGGTGTCCACGGCCATTGGCCGCGAGGCCACGCAGATGACCGATGGCGTGATCCGCGTCGAGGACAATCGGTACGAGGCCTTCGGCGAGGCCATGAGCTACCGGCTCAAGGAAGCCGAGCGCGTCAGCCGAACCGACATCGCGTGCGTCACCGCCATTGCCAGCGCCTACAAGGGCGGCATCGGCTGGGTCGAGGTCGGCGACCCCATCGACGTCTTTGCCCCGCCGCACCGCGTCGAATCGCTGCCGTGGCGCGAGCTGTGGTGGGACATGACCGATCGCTCCCCAGGCTTGCAAGAAGCGGAGTGGTTCAATCGCATCAAGATGGTGAAGCGGGTGGCGGCGATGGCCGCGTTCCCGAAGCAGGAAGAACTGATCAAGATCGCCGGCACCACGCTGGATGGTCTGCCGTGGGAAGAAAACGAGCTGTACGAGCGTCAGGTGGTCTACCGGCGCGACCCGAACGCTTGGACGTCGCCCGACGATCAGGACATGGTGACGATCAACGAATTCCGGTACCGGAAGTGGGTCAACGGCTACGTCTATGACGGGCCGAATGGCGCGATCATGTTCGATGAGCAGGACGAGCAGCAGCTGCAGCTCTACTACGCTGGCATCATCGACCCGTATCCCGCCCGGTTCCGCCGCGTGCGCCGTTCGTACTGGACGGGGCCGCACCTGTTGAGCGATGAATGGCTGAACCTGCCGAGCAACGAGATCGGCTGGGTGCCCTTCGTCTACCAGTTCGAAGAACGCACTGGCGTTCCCTACGGCATGGTCCGCGACATGATCACGCTGCAGGACGAGATCAACATGCGGAAGGCCAAGGCCTCCGTGGCAGTCGACAACGTGACGCTGATCGGCGAAGACGACCGCGTAATGGACTGGAACGAAGCCCGGCAAGCCGTTGCGCGGCGCCGCGGCGTTATCCGGCTGGACCCGAAGAGGCCCAACGGTCGCTTCGAGTTAGATCGCCACGAGAACGTCACAAACCAGAACCTTGAGTTCTACACGCTGGCCAAGGAATCCATCGGCTACATCCACGGTCTCGATGCGCCGTTCGCCGGCACCGCGAGCAGCAAGAGTCAGTCGGGCGTGGCCATCGAGAAGCTGGTGCAGCAGTCCGCAACCGCGCTGGGCATGCAGCAGATGAATTTCATGGACAGCCGCCGCCGCGTGCTGAACCTGTTGCTGGGCCGCGTGGTGGACACCATCGGCAGCAAGCCAACCGAGATCCGGTACAACCGCCGCGCCGACAACGCCGCGAAGCGCGTGATGCTCAACGTGCCGGTGCAGCTCACCGATGGCAGCGTCGAATCGCTGGACCCGCGTTCGATCAAGAGCGTGTTGGTGCTGGACGACGTGCCAAGCACGACGACCTACCGTCAGCAGCAGTTCGCCGTCATCGTGGAAACGCTGGCCGCAATGCCGCCAGAGGCTCAGATGATGCTGCTGCCGGCCATGTTCGAGCTATCCGAACTGCCGAACCGTCAGATGTACGCCGACATGGCGCGCAAGCAGCTGGGCCTGGGCGAGCCGCAGAACGAGCAGGAAGCCGCAGACGCCGAGCGTCAGAAGCAGCTGCAGGAAATGGCGCAGCAGCTTGAGCAGATGGCTATCGAGGTCAAGATCGCTCGCGAGCAGTCCGCCGCATCGCTCGCCGAAGCGCAGAAGGGCAAGGTGATGGCCGAAACCGAAGCCATCAAACAAGACATCCGGCATCAGGAACTGGTGCTGGCACAGGGGCCGACTGAGGCTCCGCAACCCGTACTGAGGTGGTGACATGGTGACAAAGAATCTGGCCCTGTTCTTCAACGTCACGCCAAACGACACCGCCGACATTGGCGTAGCGCGTTGGGAGTATCTGGTGGTGCCCGTCGCCGGCGCCGTGCGTTTCACGACGATCACCAACGACACGCCGGTAGCGGTCAACCTGCCGGCCGGCATCTGGCCGATCCCGGTCAAGCGCATCTACGAGACCGGCACCACGGCGACGAATTTGAGCGTCGCGCTGTAAGCCGAACACGCTGCACTGAACCCGCCCACGAGGCGGGTTTTTCATTTCCGAAGCCCGCCACTGCGCGGGCTTCTTCGTTTCCGCCCGCCGGTGGCGACACACCGGCTGCAAGCCCGAAAGCAGGGCAGTCCCTGGAACACGCGAGCCACAACGCGAGCTGCGCCGGCAGTCCCGGCACCCGGTAGGCGCACCACACGCGCAAGAGGAACCGTGACGAAGGAAACGCAGGAAGGTAACGAGGCAATCGACTGGTCCGATGACGTTGCGGTGGCCAAGCACATGCTTGGTGCCGAGATCGAAGGTGGACCGCCTGAACCGGAAGCGGCCGAGGACGCAGGTGAACCCGCTGCTGCAGCCACCGAAGCCGCCAAGGCCGAGGACGAGCAGCCGCGAGATGCCCACGGCAAGTTCATGCCGCTGGACGCCCACAAGCGTGTGCTCGAGAACGAGCGCACCCGGCGCGAGCAGGTGGAAGCCGAAAAGGCAGCACTCGAAGCGCAGCTTGCAGAAATGCAGAAGCAGATGGCGCCCAAGCAGTCGGACGCCGATTTCGAGGCAGCCATCGGAGATCTGCCGGATGACGTCGCCAACGTCATGCGCGCCGAACGCAACGCACGACTCGTCATCGAGCAGCAGCTTGCCGGTGAACGAGCGCAGCGCGAGACCGCCGAACGCAACGCCAGGCTGGCGGAGCAGCAGCGGACGCACGAAAGGCTGTTGGACACCGTGCCAACCGTTCGTGATGCCTACGCCGACCCGATCAAGCGCGCCGCTATCGATGCGATCAGCGACCACCTGATCGAGCAGGCCGGCGGCAAGGTCGAGGACAGCGCCGCGCACTACAAGGCCGTCGAAGCCGAATACCTGAAGCGATTCCCCGTCGCTCCCAAACCGCGAGAGCTACCCGGCCGCCAGCAGGCGACGCCGCCCTCGCTTTCCAGCATCCCCGGCTCAGCGCCGGTGCCCGCTGGCAATCCGCTCGAAGAAATCGAACGCCTCGGAGCTATGGGCTCTGCGGCTCGTTTCAACAGGATGACGGAGCGCCAGCTCGACAAGTACCTCGCTGGCCTCTAATCCGAGGACACACCAATGGCTGCAACCTCAACCCCGTCCAGTATTCCGCTGGGCAGTTATGCCGCGACCGTCGTTTATTCGTCGGTCCTCATGGGCCGCATGATCAAGCGGCGCACGTTCGTCAACAACCTGTCTGGCCCCGTCCCGATGGACGAGTGGCAGAAGTCGATCGGCAACAAGAACACCACCACGCCGGGCATGCCGATCGTTCAGATCAGCGACCTTGCCAAGATGTCCGGCGACCGCGTGACCGCCGACATTCTGGACCGCATCGGTGGCAAGCCGATCGTGGGTGACAAGATCGCCAAGAACACCGGCGTCAAGATCAGCCACCTGCGTGATGAAGTCACCATCGACCAGCTGCGCAAGGTCATCGACGTGGGTGGCCGCATGTCGCAGCAGCGCACGCCGCACAACCTTCGCGAGAACGGTCGCAATCTGGCGATGGACTACTACGGCGACCTGATGGACAACATCGCCCAGGTGCAGTTCGCCGGCCTGCGTGGTGTCGCTCAGGGCATCGAGTGGAAGGTGCCGCTGGCATCGGATGCCGACTTTGCCGACATCATGGTCAACCCGGTGCTGCCGCCGACGCGCTCGCGCTATGTCGGTCTCAGCTCGTCGGTGGCCAACCCGACGCAGGTATCGACCAGCAACATCCTCACCCTCAACTTCTTCGACGACCTGCGCACGATCAACGACACCAGCCCGGTGCCGCTGCAGCCGGTGAAGATGATGGGGATGATGGATGAAATGGTCGAAGGCGAGCGCGAATCGCTGCTTGTCTCGATGATTTCCACCGAACAGTGGAACCAGCTGCAGAAGCAGACGAGCGACCAGAACTGGCGCACGTTCCTGTCCGATGCAACCACCCGCCTGTCGCCGATGAAGCACCCGCTGTTCCGCAACGGCATGTGCGGCATCTGGCGCGACATCCTGATCTGTCAGGCGCCGCGTCCGATCCAGCTGCTCGGTGCGAGCATCAGCGGCTACATGCCGGGCTATGACAGCGTGTCGTACTACGACGCTGCTGGCGCACTGCAGACCGGCACCATCGCTGCCAACGTCCGTCTGCAGCGCGGCGTGCTGCTCGGCGCGCAGGGCTTGGCGCTGGCCTACGGCAATGCCGAACGCTGGAGCGGCGGCGACGCCGGCACCCGCGGCTCGGGCCGGACGCAGGCGCCGGTCAACGTGCCGTATTCGTGGGTCGAAAAGCTGGAGGACGGCGACAACCTCCTGCAGCTGTTCATCGGCGCCATGTTCGGCATGAAGAAGCTGCGCTACACGTTCGAGAACGAGCTGTACGACAACGGCGTTTTCGCGTTCGACACCCACGTTCCGGCGCTCCGCTAATCCCTGTCGGGATAGCGGGCCTGGGCTCACCACGCCCGGCCCTTCGGGGCCGGGCTCTGAGGACAATCCAATGGCTGATATCAACGCGCCGGAATACAACCGGCTTCTCGCGGCGTCTCCGGACGGCGCAACCATCACCGAAGAACTGTCGTTCACCGGCGCTGTGCCGATTGCCGACGTGGTGCTTCTGGCAATTCTGCCGCAGGGCACCCGCGTGCCGGATGGCCACATCACGGTCAGCCGCACCAATACCAGCGCCACCGCGTCGCTGGGCTGGCGCTACGTCGATGGCTCGGCCAGCGCACCGGCGGAGTTCATTGCCGCCGGCACGTCAATCGCCGCTGCTGGCGTCGTACGCTTCAACACGCCCGGCGCTCGCACGGTGCTGGCCAAGGATGCGTACCTGATCCTGACCGTGGCTGGCGCTGCACTCGCTGCTGACACGGTGATCCGCGCCCGGCCGCAGCTGGCCAACGTCGGCACCGAGTAACAGAACTCCCGACGCACCTTGGCGGGGCGCTATGCCCCGCCTTTCTTGAGAGTGCCATGTCAAAGAAAGCCCTGATTCAATACATCGGCCGCGCAGTTCCGCGTGTCGATGACGTGCTTCGCACCGATCGCGTGTGGAGCAAGACCAACGACATCCTGGAAGTACCCGCCGAGCAGGCCGCGTTCTACACCAATCACCCGCTCGAATGGCGCGAAATCACGCCATCCGAAGCTGAACAGCGCGAGCAGGCAAAGCAGTTGGTTGCCGGCCTTGTGAACCGCATCAAGCTCGAATGGGAGCCGATGACGATCGAGGATCTTCAGGAGCTGAAGGCCGACATCGATCTGCGCATTGCCGACATCAGCGCCGGCCGCGTCGAGAAGTCCGAGGCCAAGCAGGAGCCGCCGAAGGCGATCAACGGCGTCGAGGCCATGCAGTCCGATGACGCCGCAACTCGCGCCCTGGGCGAGCAGCGAATCATCGAGATTGCCCGGGTGCTGGGCACGATGGACCCGAAGGACAAAGACCAGTGGACGCTCAAGGGTCCTCGCGTCCCCGTCGTCAGCGAGAAGTACGGGAACAAGGTGACCAGCGACGAGATCGCCGAAGCCCTGAAGCTGACCGACATCCACCGCCTCGCGCTGTAAATGGGCGCCATCCTCGCCAGCGTCACGATCCAACGCGTTCAAACGACGCTGCTGGACGAAGCGTCGACGCCGGGCGGGCTTGGCGTCACCTGGAACCTCGCCGCCAACCCCGGCGAGCTTCTGGACTACTACAACGCCAGCGTGCGCCTGATCGGCCTGCACCAGCCGGACACGATTACGCGCACGCAGATGCTGGCGCAAGTTGGCGGGGCTCGGCAGACCGTCGCCGGAACCTTCGTCAAGGCCACCAGCAACGCCGCTGGCCGCGCCATCACGCAGGTGGACATGGACGACATGGATCACATGCTGCCGGACTGGCGCACGACGCAGGCCGGGCCCACACAGCACTACATCGCCGACAACAAGGATTCGGCGGTGTATTGGGTCTACCCGCCGGCGGTCCTCGGGGCGATGGTCGAAATCACGCAAATCCTGTCGCCGGCGCCGGTGGCGCTGGGCGATGCGAACCCGATCGATGACGACTACGAGCCCGTCATCTTCTGGCTGGTGATGGCGCACGCCTACGCCAAGAACGCGAAGCGCGGCGACACCATCAAGATGAGCCAGTACCTGACGCTTGCAAGGCAGGGACTCGGGATCAATGACCCCGGCCAGATCCGCCTGCAGCCGCGTCCGGTCGCACAGGAGCAGGCCAATGGCTGATGTGTCGAGCCTCTACAGGCTTGTGCGGCCATATGTCCGCAACTGCCCCGAGCCCGTCATGGGCGAGTGGATCGTTGAGGCCGCGCGCCAGTTCTGCCAAGACACGCGCTGGCTGCGCGAG